GCTGCACGCCCGCAACGCCGCGTCGCCCTGGTGGTCGCGCCACCAGAACTTCGACCAACGGTGGCCATTGCCGTTGCTCATCCCTCAATCCTCCCAACGGCCACGACGTAGGTCCGGCGCTCGCGCCAGGCGCCCCGCGTCTCGGTTTGAATGCCCGCCTCGGCCAGCACCCGGCGCATGTGCCGCGCGCCCTCGCCAGCGCTGATGTGCAGGAACCGCCCCATCCAGGCCGCGGATGGAATACGGCACCCCGGCCGCAGCCGCGGCACGATCCACCGCTCGATCTTGGCGCGATGGCGCAGTCCCTCGGGACGGTTGCGTGAATAGCTGATGGTCATAGCACGCGCTCCCTTGCTCAGTCCCCGGATGCGCGTTAAAAGGGGGATGCAACTCGCCACCCTTTGTTCGCGCAAACGAGCGACAGTTATCCAGTTACAAGCCCCCGGCGTTGGTAGCGCTGGGGGTTTTGCATTGTGGCGGGTGTGGATGAGTCCCGCAACGGTCATTGCGCCTCATTCCCCCACACGTCCCAGCCCAGCCGCGGCCCTCGAGCGAACAACCCCAGCGCTGGCAGGCTCGGGAACATCTCCTCGATCATCTCGGCAAACGCGGCCGGCTTGGCGCTGTGCTCTCCGAGCGGCGCTCTGATCACCGATGGGAACTGCGTACCCGGCGCCGGGCCGCGGTTCCACCAATCACCGATGTCCCACATAAGCGATTTGGCAGAGCGTTCGCGCTCTCCAAGTGTGCGCCCCTCTACCTCCCACTGCTCGAGCGGCTGCAGAAACGGCAGAATCGCGGCGGTCTGGTTCATCACCGCCTCCTATTCGCCACCGCACGATGCGAACATTGTGCTTGACGCCAACGAACAATGCTCGTATATCTCAGCACATGGAAACGGAGACCACGACAATGCTGCGGATCGAGATGGACAGGGGCCGGGGCTGGGAACTGCGCGGCGAGGGCGCCTTCACCGGCACCGTCGAAGAGATCACCGGAAAGCTCCCAGCCTACGCGATCCAGTATCCGCACCGCGCGCTGCTGGATGGCGTCGTGGTCGCCACCGCCGAGCCGAAGCGCCGCAAGCGCTGAACCCGGCCTATCAACAGGAGACAGACCATGAAGTTCCGCCGCAACGACCGCATCCGCACCACTTACTACCACTCGCAGACCGGCCGCATCGTTCGCTATGAACCGATCCCGAGCCACGATAACCCCGGCACCGTCATGGAATGGTACATCGTGCGCTTTGATGATCGCGACCGCGCCGACGCCTGCATCCACGCCAGTATGATGAACCGCGCCAATGAGCCCCGCTGAGGTCCGCGCCGCCCGCGAGCGGCTGGGCCTCACCACGCAGCAGTTGGCCGACGCGCTCGAATGCACCGTGCGCGCCGTCCAGCAGTGGGAGAGCGGCGTCCGCAACGTGCCCGGGCCTGCGCGGGTAGCGCTGCGGTTCATGCTGCAAGCACTCCCGGCTGCACGCTCGCGGCGTCCTCACGCACCAGCCGCCGCGCGATCCACCTGACGACCGGCACAGCGAACGCGTTGCCCAGCGCCCGGTAGCGCGGCCCATCGCTTGCGGGCTTCCCGCGATACACCACGTCCGTCCAGCCGTCAGGAAAGCCCTGAAGCCGCTCGCACTCGCGCGGGGTTAGACGGCGCACGCTGGAGGCTGTCGCGAGTCCCTGCCGATTACCGCTGCCATCATTGGATCGCAGTGGCATAGCGATGTCCTCGCTCACCTCTGGCGTGCTGTTGCAGTTGACCATCTGCACGGCATACGTCTGCTGCTTAGCCCCCGGTTCAGCGGCGAGCGCGCCAGCCACATCCATGCACCGCACCTCGGCACGCTGGTTCTGGGCGAAGGCAACAGCGACGCTATGCCCGTCAGTATCCAGCGGGCCGCTCATGTCGCCGTAGGTGATGGTGTCCGACTGCCGCGCGTCAAAGGCCACCAGCGGCGTTCCGCGTCCCGTGCCATCCTCGCCGGCGTCAACACCCTCAGCGCGGAGGGAGTGGGCGATGTAAGTGTCGCTGTCTGCCCGATGCGACGGCTGTGCCTGCGCCCGCAAGGGATGGGCGACAAACGTCTCGCTCTCGAAATCCAGCCGGCCGTGCGGACCACCGTGCGCGTTGACCGCAGTCGCCACGTCGATCGCACCAGCGGTGTTGTTGCCGCCAAACGCGATCAGTCCTCCGTCGCAGTCGAAGTCGGTGCCGAGTCCGCCGCCTGCTGAAGCGCGGCTTGCAAGTGTGGTGGCAGTTGTTTTCCCCGCTTCTCGGCTCGGCGCAGAATCCCCGCGCAGGCTCGCGGGCTCAAATAATACCGCTGCGGCACGTCGCCAGTCTCCAAGATAGCCGACAACGAACACACGGACGCGTCGCTGGGCCAAACCGAAATACTGTGCGTCAAGGCTCCTGTAGGCCCACCCATACCCGAGTTCTGCCAGCCCTCCGACAAAGGCGCCAAAGTCCCGTCCGTCGTTGCTCGACAGGACACCGGGGACGTTCTCCCAAAGAACCCAGCGGGCGCGCAGTCGTTCAGCCAGCCTAAGAAACTCAAGGGCCAGGTTGCCGCGCTCGTCGGCCATGCCTCCACGCAGCCCGGCGATGGAGAACGACTGGCAGGGCGTGCCTCCAACCAAAACGTCAACTGGGCCAGCCGATGCCGGGATCTTGGTGAAGTCATGATGGACCTTCAGGTCGGGGAAGCGATGCGCCAGCACCGCGCGTGCAAATGGATCGGTCTCGGCCGCGAAGGCGTGGTGCGCGATGCCGGCCAACGCCAGTTCGGCGCCGCCGATGCCCGAGCAGACAGATGCCACGCGCATCACGCGGCCACCCTCCCACGCAAAGGGATCCCTCGAGCAGCTACCGCATCCAGCGCCTCGGGCACGGAGCGCACCACAGCCACCGGGAAGCCGGCAGCCTCCAGCCGGGGGTGCAGCGCGCGCTGCGCCGGCGAGAGCTGCCCGCCGCGGCTCCGCTTCAGCTCGAGGAGCACGACGCGCGAGCGCCAGAAGATCGCCATGTCGGGAAATCCAGCCACACAGTATTTACGTTTTTTCCGCGCCCCTTCGATGGCGGACTGAGAATTAGCTAGATCGAAACTTGTAAATACAGCTTCCGATGGAAGGAGATAATGCAACGCATCTCCCACCGACACATGCAGATCATATTCGAGAGCCACTGGCGCAGTGAGTTTGAACCGTGCTGGCGTGGTGATGCGCACTTTACTTGACATGGCGCCACGTCTTTCCACGGTTAATGTAGCTGATCGCCGCTGGCTCCCAGCCGGTATCCGCGAAGATGGCGCAGTCTGGCGGCTCGATCTCGCCACGCGCTGCCATCAGCGCCAGCGTCGTGCTCTGCACCCCAGCGCCGAGGCTCAGCACACGCAGCATCGGAGCGTCGCTCAACGCCACAGCACCACGACCGCGATCAGCGCGTCAGCCAGCAGCCACAGCAGCAACAACTCAAGCGCCAGGATCATACGGTCGCCCTCCAGCCGGTCCAGTTGCGTCGCCACTAATCGGCCGCCTCGCGCAAGGCAGCGTCGCCAGGCGCAGGTTCGCATCCGTCGCTCCGTGGGTAATTGCTCTGGCCGCTCTCCAGGGCGTCGGCCTCGGCGTCCAGCTCATCGGCAAACCGCCGCAGCCGCGCGGCTTCCTGCCGCAGCATCAGCGCGCCGCGCTCCCTCAGCCTGTTCCACTCGGCGAACAGCACCGGGCGAATGCCCGCCAGCCGGTAGTAGAGCGTCCGGCAGCGCCATGGGCTGATGCCCAGCTCCAGTCCCGCATCCGTGAAAGAGGCGTCCCAGGCGATGCCATAGCGTCGGCGCGCGCCCACCAGCTTGCGCACCAATGGGATGGCGAACTCGGCCATGTCGCAGGATTTCTGTGGTGACTTGGCCACGACGCTTACGCCACTACGCCAAGCTGCCAGAAGTCGAGCGGGAGTTGTCGTGTGAGCAGGCCATTGTGTGTGTGCATACGGTT